GACTATGTCGACGAAGGCCTCTGCTATTTTACCTTTTTCCGCCATCTTTCTTTTTCTTTACCCCGAATATCCGCTTTAGCATCTCTGCCGCCCGCTTGCCTTCAATCGGCTTCTGCTGCCTTTCGCCGGTCAAGATTCCCTGGACCGGCCCGACCTGCTCAATCAATCCGGTAAACTGCGGTATCGTCAAATCCATAACCTCGGCCAGGCCCATCCCGTAATACTTGCAGACAAAAGCCACCGCCGTCGGCCAGCTTATGCCTCTGCCCTTTTTTTTTCGTTGCCGTCCTTGTCCTGCCTGGCTGCCGCAGGCCCCATTATCGCCTCGGCTACCGCCGGTATGTCCGAGATGGTAAGCAGTGACATCACCTCTTCCTCGGTGATTTCGGGATACTTGTATTTAAGACTCAAATAAGCCAGATATCCCATACCTTCAAGCGTTTCCATCTCGGCCTCGATTTCGGCATCCGACGGCATCTTTTCGATTTCCCGCAGAAGCTCCATAACGTTGTTGATTTCACCCAGCTCCTTTGCTTGCCCCAGCAGCTCTTTGCGTCGCTGCTTTTGCTGCTCCTTGCGCTGCTCAATCACACGCCGGCGGAAAAGGGCAAAGTCGTTCAAGCTGATTTGCGTAAAGACAAAGTCCTTGCCGCCGAGCCTGACCGTCTTGGTAGCCCGTACAAAGCCAGACAAATCAATAGCCATAATTAAGCCCCCTAATCAACTACTCTGTTGAATACGACAATGAGCTTGTACCTCTCAAAGTATAGGTGGCACGACCGTAATCGCCCGGGTCTTGAACGATATTGATACTTTCGACGATAGCTGTGCCGGTGTAGTGTCCATCAGACACTTGAGTACCAAGCCATAAATCAACAGTTGCTGAGTCACCCTCGTTGGCAAACGGGCCGGTATCGTCGGCCAATATTTCTAATGTCACCGTCCAGTCGGTAAGGCCTGCCAGCTTGCCTTTTGCTATCGTTGACGTGGTTAGTGTCGTACCATCTATTATCTCGACCGAATAATCCAAATCCCAACTCTGTACTTCGCTTACGTCATTGCCATCCCAAATTACTTTGCCTTTGCTGCCGTGAATATTAGATGCTGCCATTTTTTATACTCCTTTTATCTTAAATACCAAATTACGAGAAGCTTATACTTGCGGTAAGTTCATTGCCTTCAAATTCCAAAACTAATTTTTTTAAGTCATTTCTGTCAGATGTTATTCTTGCATTCGTGCAAATTCCTTTCCCCGAAAACTTGTGGCTATCGTCAATATACAATTCAAGCGTAGCGGTCGTCTTGACGTAAGAGATAGTGTCGGTTTCTGTTTGTTGGAGACATTCAACGGTCGCTCTCCAATCCTTAAGACCGTCAGTATAAACTCGGTTCGTGTTCCCAAGCGTGGTAATATCTATCAAATCAACATTTGTTGTAAGCTCCCAGCGAAGAGCACTTAAATTAACAGCATTAAACGTCACCGAACCGCCATATCCTGCATATACAGCCATTTTACATCTCCTTATATTCCATTGTTACTCATACCAAACCTGGTAATCCGCCGTTGCTTGCCAGATACCGTCGGCAAGCTCAATCGGCCCAAAACCTATATTCTGCATTTTTATACTTGCATAATCTGGAATACTCAAGTCGCACCAGTCGAAGGTTTTTCGCAGCCTGTCGGCAAGGTCGGCAATCTCCGCCCCGCCATCAGTTGCCGTCGAGAACAGGCTGAACTGCACCCGCGCATCTACCATCCTGTGCGCCGTTGCCGTTGCACCAAGCATATCGTTAAAACCGACAGAGATTATGTAGAATACCCCCCAAGGTGAAGAGACATCCTCCGGCGCCTGCTGGAAATACAAGCCACCCGTAAGCGCCGCATCGAGCAGGCTGCCGTTGTATTGCGTCATTATCGCTTTCGCCAGTTCCGACATCATCGCTTGAGCATCTCCACTACCTGCCTATGCACCCTGTCAAGAGCCGGGCGCAGATAAGGCCTGGGCGCCAGATATGGAGGATTTCCAAGCTCCAGCGCCCGAGCGTAAACAAGATTGGTTCCGGCCCGGGCAATAATCCGGTCTTTGGTTTTAAGTTTTTCGCTGGTAATTTGCGTTCGCAAATCGCCCGAATCTATCGCCGGCGGCTGACCCGGCAGGCTTGCCCGATGGTATACGCCTTTGCGCTTGCGATACAGCCGGCCGGCACCCCGCAAGGTAAAATGTCTCTTGATGTCGCTTTCCAGTAGGTCGGCAGTCAACGATAGGACTGCTTCAACCTTTGCGACCATCCGGTTGTAAAAGTCTTTGTCGTGCCAGTTTATCTTGTTTCCTCTTGCCATCTCTTATCCGACAAGCTCCAAGTTTATCTCCAGGTGCCTGTTAAGGCCGCCCGGATTGTAAATACCGGTTACCTCGTACGTCCTGTTATCTACCGTCACGCGGTCAGTCCGTTCTATCTGCCTTGTCTGGCTCGTCGCCTCGCAATACATGGTATAAGCCTGGACATAGCTTATCTTGCCGTAACGGTCCGTTTCGCGCAGCGTTCTCTTTGCAAGCCTGCAGGGCAGGGCGCTAATCCTCGTAGAGTAGCTGCGGCTTATCCCTCCCATCGCATTCTGCGATGTCGTCAGCCGCTGAACCGTTGCCGTCTGTGTCAGGAATCCCGTCAGCATTTTAGATTGCACTACTCCGAAAATGTTTTGTGTAAGGCGCCAGCCTGTAAGCTATGCCCTGTGGTATATCGTTTCGTCCGCCCCTCTGGTCGATGAATGTTATGCTATGGTCGCCTAACTTTTCCGCCGCAACCGTCGGGTTAGTCTTGCGGCACTGGTAATAGACGTTGACCAGGTCAATGCATATCTGCTCCAGTTCCGCTGGGATGGTCGTGTAACCGGCGGTATATCTTACGGTGATGTTCCGCCTGCCTCTCGGGAAACCGCTGTCAAGATATACACAGCCTATGTCACCGTCGTAATCAAAGTCGTCCTGTAATTCGATAGGTATCTGCAAATATGCATATTGGTTAAGACAAGACATGCCCTTGAGAGCCAGGAGTTCCATCGCATCGTAAGAGCCGTAGGCATCCAGTAGCAGCTCTGCACTCCAGCCCTTGGCAAGGTTGTTGATGGCAGTAACAAGGGACGAGATGGTATGCGTTCCTCGACTTGAAAAGCTGATTGTATCCGTCCCGTCGTTGGAGCCGCCCTGTATTATGCAGGACAATGACACGGAATCCGCGCCGGACTCGGCAACCTTGATATATGCATTCCAAGCATCCGAACTCGTATTGGTGATGCGTACAACGTCCACCCTATCGGTAGCAAGCATCTGGATATCCGTTATAGGTACCTGCTCCAGGAATAGCTCTGTCTCACCGTTGCCGTCGTATATGTCCCTGTACGTATCCGATATTAAGTTCCGGTCGCAGTAAGCCTGGATTGCCGACGTGGCCCGGGCAATCAGCGCAGTTATAAGGCTGTCGTCGTCGCTGGATGTTATACCTGTATAAGCCTTGTAGTTGGCAAGCGTCGTAAGGGCGCCGGTCGTAGCTGTTACGGCAGCCGAAGACGTTACCACGTTGAAACTATCCACGTGGCTTACCGCAACGCCATTGATGGTTGCTGAATACCGGATTGTATAACTCTCGAAAAGCTCGAATCCGTTGGCCGATGTTACCTCAATCGTTTCGCTATAAAAGCCAGTGGTGTTATCGTCGTCGAGCTTGGACATTGTGCCGGTCAAAATAGGCGTGCCAGTTTCATCCTCGTATATCCGATAGGTCGGCAAGCTGTCGCAATCGACCGGCTGGCCGCTGGCGTTATATGCCTGCAAGGTAAAAGTCAATTCCTTGCCTAAAATTGCTTGACTTGGACAAGCCATTTATCTACTCCAAATATCTTTATTCAATCCTCGGTGCTCCCGTACCTGATGCCTCAATGTCATCCAAGTGCTTATCAATCGAGCCTTCCGCTGGCTCTGTTCCTTCACTTGGTGCCAATAGCATTGCATCTCTTATCATCTGCTGCGATGCTCCGGCACCTGTAGGTGCCTGCTCCAATGCCTTGGCCGTGAACCTATCGCCGTTGACATTTTCAATCAGGCCATCCACACGGCTTGTGCGGGTATCGATGTTGTCAATTTGCGTTTCAGTCGCCGATGACAGTGACACCTCTTCTCCGTCGAGGGTCGCCTTTACATCACCTTCGACAAAATTAAGCTGGTCAGTCTTGGTTTTTATATCTTCTATGTTGCCGCCCGACTCGGCAGCGCGCGAGGATATCGTCGCGTCGATATTGTCTTTGAGGAGCTTACCAATGGAACCATCCGTTGTAATGCTGGACGTCAAGTAATTCCATACATCCTGGGCCAGCGCCCCAAAGGAAGTAAGCGTCCTCGCGCTATATTGCCAAATATCCTGAACCAGATTTCCGAAACTGGTCAGCGTCCTGCTTGTTACGCTCCAGACATCCTCGGCCGTATGGCTTGAGCGGCTTGAAACGGTGGCGTCAAGGTTATCAAGCTTGCCGGCCCTGGATGCCGTGTAATTGTCGTCAAGCGTCTTTATCCGCTCGTTGATGCTGCCGGCAGTCGGGCTGGAGGGTATGGCCGTATTGAGGGCGTTATCAACCTCAGCATTGACATCGGCCTTGGCCTGCGTCCCCAGGGCATTAACGGAGCCGATAGTGACACTGCTTTGGTCAGAGGCCAGGCTGAACCCGCTCTTGTCGGTCAGAGATCTCGAAGTGACACTCCAGACATCCTCGGCTGAATGGCTGCTCCTGCTGGATACGGCTGCATCGAGATTGGCAATCTTGTTCTGGTCGATGGTGTTGCCGTCGCTGGTGATGTTAGCTGCACTTGTTAATGTTCGCTCGGTCACACTCCATACGTCAGAAGCAGAATGAGAGCTGCGGCTTGATATTGCTGCATCGATATAACCATTTGGGTCTGGGTCGTCGTGCGATGACCTGCTTGATATTTTTGCATCAAGATTATCTTTAATCAGCTTGCCTATGCTGCCGGCGGTCGTAATTGCCGTAAGCAGATGGTCCCAGATGTCACTTACCAGTGTGCCGAAGCTTGTTAATGTCCTTGTGGTTACAGTCCATACATCAGCGGCAGAATGACTGCTTCTACTCGACACCGCAGCATCAAGGTTACCGATATTCGCCTCAACGTCATCCGCAGCGTTACTACTCCCCGAAATCTTGACCGCATCCGCTAAAGCGTAACCGTTGCTATCTGTCTGGAGCTTATTATCAGCGTTCGCGAGGATAGAATTGGCTACGCCGTTATAGCTCAACACTGCGGTATATGTGAGATATATCTGGTCAATATAAAGTGCCGTGTTGGTCTCCAGCGATGTGCCGTAGAAGCGCACACGAACTTTGCCGGTCGAGGAGTCTTTGTGCCTTGAGAAGAGTGTTACAAGCCGCACCTCGTCATCTGTACTGTCGCTGTTAGCAACGCCTGTGAAGTCGCCTAACGGCGGAATCATACGCTCCCACGTACTCGTATTCCAGTTGTAGACATAGAGACCTACAGAATCATTGCCTCCTGGTACACTACCCTCGTGCAGGCGGCCCTTGATATGCAATTCCACGGGTACAGCATCATCGCCCAGGCCAAACTCGTAGTAGTAATCAATTTCGCCACCCGACGCCGTGATGACGTGGTATGTCTCGTCAAGAGAATAAGTATTTGTATAAGAACCGCTTTCTGTACCGTTAGTAATAAGACGTCCTGTAGCGACTTCTGCGGCGCTGGCTGCTGCAATTCCAATGTTATAGATTCCGGCAAGTAACAGAGAATTAGGTTCATCGAGATTGCCAATATTGGCCTCTACGTTATCAGCGGCGGCCGTGCTGGCAGAGATGGCCTTGGCGTTGACGTTTGGCAAGTTGTTAGCATCCTTTGTCACATCCGAGCCGATCCAGGCACCAACATCAACACGACCGTTATTGTCGATAATGTATTCCTCGGAGCTGCCGTTCCAGGTTATCTCCGCACTCCCGATACAGTTATCATCGTCGGATGGCGTATCGCCGGCCTGAACAAAAGCCTGCAAGATATAACGGCCTGCACCTATATTGGAGTCAAAATCACCGATATAGAAACTGCCGGATTTGTCGGTTAAACTTATCGCATAATCCGACATATCCCGACCGGCACCGCCGCCCCAGTCCTCGAATGCCTGGCCAGTTGGATACCAGACTTGGCCGGACGAATTGCGAATAATCGCATAAAGCGTTAAGCCCGACTCATATGCTATCTTTATCTCGTTTGCCATTTTTTATGCCCACGTGCCAGTTTTGTGCAGAGTAATCCATTTACCGTCCTCGAAACAGGCGAGCGTTATCTGCTTGCCCGTCTCGGCGGCGGTATTTGCCACAGAAGTTCCACCATCTATCGTATCGGTTCCGCTACGAGTGATGGTAATATCCTGCTGAACGGTTTTAACAAAGGTATAGCGCAAGTGCTTGCGGGCCGGAGGCAGGGTAAATACGACCGGCCCGGTCGCACCTGTATTGGTGTAAGTTGCGCCGTTATCAACGGAATAAACGGTGCGGTCGGACGTAGTTGCTATCGCCCCAGCAGGATGTGAAAACTCAAAAAGCGGTGGATCAATGCCGCCGCTCAGATAGGTTTGTGCCATAGCCGTAACCGTCCCGGTTCCGTCATTGCCGTCTGCATAGGCAACGGAGACAAGATCATTTGCTTGCTGATGTGCCTCAATTGCAGATTTCACCTGGGCGGCCGTCGGCGGATTACCCGAAGGAAAATCTACCCGAATCTCAGTTCCATTCTCAACAGTAACCGTCGTCGTTGGCGGTATCTCCCGCGTCCAGTATTCTATGCTAATCGTATTGCCGTAACGACCCTTCATCCTGGCCGTGTACGTCAGATCATTATTGTCGCCTGGCAGATTCGTAGTCAATGTGGCTTCGGCACTGTTATCCGTCAGTGTGGTCGCTGCGGCCCTTGTCTGGCCCGTTGCCCAATCGTTCATTGTGCCATTGCGACAATGCCGTATTTGGCCGGACAAAACACAGTTGCTATTGCCCATCCCGAAACTGTTGCCGCCATCAGTCGTGCAGTATTCAGCCAAACCGCTGAAGGTTCCATAGTTCGTGCCACTACCGGCATAACCAGCGAAGCAATGTTTTCCACCTGTGCAGAACCGTGCAATGCCCGCGAACTCATTGCCCATTGCATAGCTTTTATTGCCCGCTGAGCAGAACTCCAGCAGGCAATCTTCTTTTATAGGCACGCCCGCAGCAGCACAACCGCCGAAGGAATAATCGCCCGCCGATACAAAGCGCAACGTTGCGCCTTCCATACTTGCGCCGGGCGCGTCGCCGGCTATGCTGCATCTGCCGCACGTGACGTAGAACATCGTTGCCTTGAACTTCTTGTCTGCTGCGACCCTGAAGGAGAAATCCCCTGCCTCGACGAAGCACCACTCGCCGCCTAGGTCGCTTAAGCCGTAAACCGGATACACAACGGTTGAGGCGTTATCCTGGCAGAAGCGCAGGAAATAGTAGCGGCTATTGGCGTTGTCCATAGCGTTTATAACGAAGCCGTGATCGCCTTCCGAGGAACCTGTGTTCTCGATTGTCAAACCAAACAAGCAAATGCAGTTGCAGGTCTGTGTAACAGTTGCGCCTCCCGTGCCTCGCGTGATGCACACATCAGCCGGATTACCTGAAGGGTTGACCAGATCAACGTAGTCAGTATCGAGCGTCAGACCGCTTACAGTGTATTTGCCTGGCATCAGGAGCAGTGTGCGACGATTCGTTGCCGACAGAGCGCCCATATCGCCGTCGCGGTCCGACGATTTCAGCCAGTTATAAGCATCCTCAAGGCTCTGATCGGGCGTGATGGCAAGTGCATTGGCGCTCTGCCAGCCCTTACTTTTAAGGGCGAACAAGTCAGGTGTCACAGTCCTTATTAGACTCATTTTATTTCCCAATCAGATCGATAAGGCATTTATGATCCGTCATTCGCCATTTCCGTTTAAGTCCCCAGCCGCCCGGCCCCGAAGGGCCGAGCGGTAGGAGGCCCGAACTGTTCGTTAATCGGCTATTGCACTCCTGGCTTCGGCGGATGCATACCGGCCACGACTCAAGATATAGACAACATCGATGACCGTGTTGGAGGCATTCCCAGTGCCTGCCCTTACGCAGTCGAAGCCGTTCTCGGTATCGAGGGTGTCAGCATCAACTTCGATGACGTAGAGCAGGTTCTTGTTGTCGGTATCATCGGTCGTAAACGTGTTGCTCGATGCCGCCGTCTCGGTCAGGGTGTCACCCGAAGCCGTATCGGTATTAGCCCAGTACTTGCTGAAAGCAAGGGCCTTTTCGTTGCTGCCGGACACATCCGTTGCCTGCTTAAGAGTAATATCCGAGCCGGTCACCGACGTTGCGTTGTCGCAGCTTATAATCACCGTCAGGTGGTCCCAGCCCTTGAGCGACACATAATCCGGCGTAGAGCTGCTCGGAGTGCAAGGAGCAAGGCCCTGTAGAATCTTGCAATCCTGTACAAGTAATTCAGACATCTTTATATCTCCTTAAATCTATATACTCATCAAGCAATCAAAATCCGGTTGCCTATCTCCGATTAAGTCCGAGCTGCCAACGCAACGAACGGAGATAAGGTGTTACTGCCGTGCTTCGGCGTCAAAGCTGCCGGCCACCAGGGCTGACCATCGTACCGCATCACGAATCGGAATGCCGTCTCGTCGTAATCGAACCGCAGGTGGATACTGGTATCAACCTTGAGAGCCTGGCCGGCCTTCTGGGCAACCAGGTACTCCGAGAAATCGCACAAAAGAATGTCGCCTTTATCTCCAACGGTCTGGCAATGCTCGGTAAGTATCAGCGGACGACCCAGCAAGGTAAGAGGAGCCCCTCCAGCAACACCCTCTTTGATAAGGCCGACGACAGAACCGCCAGAACTTACCGTTATAGAAAGCGTTGCCAGTTGCGGGAATGTGTCGGGGTTGGCAAGCCATACCGCCTTGCCGTGACACCTTGGATACATCCGAGACCACATCTTAACGATATTCTCGGTTACGATTGTATCGGCAGATTGTCCGCTTTCTTTGGCGACGGTGACAAGACAAGGCGAATTGAGCACACCAAGAGCCTGTCCCGCACCGGTGCCGTTTATGAAGTCCTCGTCCATCTGCCAGGCTATCGCATCCGAGAACATACGGGTAAGCAGTGGTTCGAGCGATATGGGTGAATCATCCAGAAGCTCATCGGTAGCATAGCATAGACCAACGAGCTTATGGAGAGTCAATTCAACCTGGCCGAATCTGGGCTTGGACTTGGTCTTCTGGCCACCCTCTTCCGGCCGGTAGATGACGATGCCGCCGTAAACCGAGGATGCATGCGAAGTATCCTGGACAATCGGTATTTTGATTGTGTTTGAAGACATCGGTATCACCATTGCCCTCGGCTGGACGATTGACGCCTCCAGGGCATTGGAAAGCAGCGTGTTGCTGAACTCCGGCGGGACAAGGTATCCACCATCTGAACCGACGCTTTCACTCAACCCCTGGGACTTGCAATACTTATCCCAGCGAGAGAGCTTCTCGGAGACCTGCCGGCCTGCATAAGCCCTATAAACGTCCCTTGCGAACTCCGCAAAAGAAACAAAACCTGCCTTCTTTGCAAAATCGTCGTTGTCGGATGCCACCGTCTTCTTGCGATTCTCGTCAGCTT